GGGGTGTATCCTTTGTTTGCAAGCCATCTGATCCAAGGATATCGGCCCCAATAAATGCCCTTCTCTTTCTTGGATCTATGATACCATTTGGATACACAGGGGGGAACTACCGTTTCATCAGCAGATAATAGCCCATCAATCTTTTCAATAGTATATGTCTGTAGAGCTGTCAACTCATCATCGACATCAGGCACTTCAACGAGATACCAATCAGACCTCTCGTAGTCAGCATCTTTCTGGCGGGTGTACAGTCGATAGATCTCAGCCTCAGGTAATAGCAGGCCATCGAACTGAAACTGAGGAATGCTGTAAGGAAGGATCTGCAAGTCTTGTTGATACATGTGATTGAGTATCCAGTTGGGATTCCAATTCGTTATGGGTATTGCAAAGTTGAATCGGTCAGGTATCTTCATGTTCTTGCTGTAAGTCCATCTGATCATGTGTATTCTTTCAAACATCTTGAGGTCTACGTTGATTCTGACTGTCATGCCAGCAACCTTGAGGATCTTAGTCCACTGCTTCAGGTTTGGATTCCACTCTTTTTCATCAGCATTGTAATCGAATGGGTAGTGCCAGCCAGCACAGGTCTCGTCACAGATGTGTGGTTGTTCTTTGGTGTCTTTGGGGAAAGAGGGGGCGTGATTACACTGAGGGAATAGATGCTTGACCACTGGTTGCATACGCTGAGGATCAATTCGCCTTTCATATCTCTGGATAAGGTGAACACCTGAGCCTGAGATTTTGGCGAAGAACTGATAGTCAGGATGTTGATCAAGCCATGACTTTACGAACTTGGTTCCTATTCTGATCTTGACATCTCGCAAAAGAAGTGGGTTGTGCTGGAGATGTGGTCGTGGATCAAGAATATCAATGTCGAAGTCCAAAACAAAATACGTGTGATCATGCCCAGTGGTTGTTCTATGGAATGGTCGATACGGAATGATGCCTTCGACCATTTGGAACCAAGGTCCAGGTCTATCAGAGCCGTGTCGTGCCAGTGTGTAGGCGTCAGCACCCTTGATAGTGTCATAGTTTGTACGACCTATCTGTTTGAAGATGCTCTTCGTTGCCAATCCACAGCACAACCATCTGTTGGTTGCGCTCGGGTATCTATTAAGTACTCTGTTGCTGCATGGCTCTGTCGTAACATTTATTACGGAATGCGTAACAATAGACCGTGCAGTTCTTTGGAATTGCAGCTTAAAACTACGTTAACTAGGAGTTAACTAGGAGTTAAATCAAATGTCAGATATTACTTTTGAAAAGCGTGCCGAGATCATTGAAGGATGGAAGAAAGACGGCACTTTTGCAGTACAACTAAAACAGATTCCTCTTGACAAGCTTGTCGAGATCACATCTATTCTGGTTGGTAAAGACCTTGCTTCTTTTGTCACACGAGCTGTAGTCAAGACAGTTTATGACCATTCCAAGCGCAGAGAATATCCGCTTGAGATCTGTGTCAACTATTTGAAATCTGCAGTACGTGCTGAGAAAAGAAAAGGGGACATGCACGATATGACTGTGTATTATCTGGGCAGCCGCGATATTCTCACCCAGAAGAACGATTATGATCCAATGCGTGTCAGTGGGCATAGATCCCTACTCTTGATAGACAAGACTGACGAGATCATTGAAGCAACAGTCTGGGGCATAGGTCCAGGTGAAGAGGGTAACAAGAAACCACTTCATTTCTGGCACAAGATACAGGCAATGCTCGAAGAGACTGAGTTCACCCGTCAGAGTGGGGAAAAGGGCACAGGATATACATTTGCATTTATTGAGAATGAGGAGCCTGCTGACCGTAAGACAATCGTTGAGAGACTGATTGCAAAGGCGATTCCATTTGACGCCATAAGTGAAGAGTCTCACATGTGGAAGCCCATTGTCATTCATGGCAGACTTGGCGGGTTCAGATCACTTGAGGATTGGCAAGTAACAGGCGAGATGGTTCCTATCACTGATACTGATGGAATGCCTGTAATAGACCAGAACACTGGCAAGGCACGGATGCGTGCCAAGAAAGAACCCACTGCTGAAGGTCAGCCTGTCATTCAACCAAGGCTCAGCAATCCAGATGTTACAATCTACACATTGGGAGCTAATGTGTCGCCACTTGATCCTGATGAGAAGACCGAGAACAAGCTCAAGTTCAGGCTTCTGAACAAGAAGTTTGGGAACCATCTTCTGGATCTTGGCATTGGAATGCAGGAAGTATTTGCCGATGCCATGCAGGAAGAGGATCCATTGGACTATCTCTCATCAACATACAGAGGGACTGAGGTTCTGTGCGTAGGAGCAGTCACTAGATTTGCACCTGATGAAAAACGACCCATCAATTGGGTTGAGTTTGAAGCATCCCTTGTTATAAAAGTGGATGAACTAACATCAGGGGCCGTTGGACAGGAGATCACCACTACTAAACCAACAACTCCAGAGTCGGAGCCTCAGCCCACCCCTTCCGAAGAAGGTCTAGCTGCAATTGCTTCTGATGTTGCGCCTGAGGTCGTCAAGTCGGCTGTAACGCCCCCTCCTTCTACTCCAGTGGTAGTGAGTGAGGAAGGACAATCAAAGGCACAGATTATCAGACAGGCAATCATGGAGACCCGAGAACTCTATACATCATCTGCTGGAATTGAAGATATCGAATCTCTTGAGTTGTTCATTATGAAGCCTTATTGCGATGCCAAGATGAAGATCCTGGATGAGCATAAGCCTTTCATCAGAAAGCAGATCGAGATTCTAAAGAAGGAGATTGGTGATAGTCCTGTTGGTGAGCAGGCCGCTCCAGCAGCTGCCTCTCTGCCAAAGGCTGTGTCTGAGAATGGTGAGGGGCCAATCGAGAAGATGGCTCATGTCGAACCAACTCGTTGCTCAGGCTGTGGTGAAATCATAGAGGGCAACGTGTTCGATCATTACAAGTCGTGCACAGCGATACACGGTGACAAGAAGGAGTAGGCAACTACTCCCTCCCCTTTATTTCAATGGATGTGGAATGAATGAGTGACACTTCGCCTATGCTCAGAGCAGCTCCAGTATTGGACATGGATGAGAAGATCAAACTTGCAATCTATGGGAATCCGAGTGCTGGCAAGACTACCTTTGGAGTAAGGACTGCACAGATGTTTCCAGATCTGAAGCTGTTCATTGCTCTCACAGAACCGTTTGAGAACTTGAAGGCAATACTTGACACCTATCCTGACGTTAAGAAACGTACTGTCTATATTCCAAATGAAGAACAGATGGACAAGATCAGAGAGGTTGGTGACTGGTACGATTCTGAAGGATTCAAGTCAGGTCAAGAGATAGCACTTGCTGAGTTTCTGCATTCTGAACTGCTCAAGGTAGCAAATCAGCCTGCTGAAGAACTGAAGAAGTGGATCATCATGGTTGATACTGCATCTCAGATTGCAAAGGAACTTGTCAATAAGACCTATGATCAGATTCACGAATTAGCTGACGGCCATCAGATGAAGATTGGTCAGAAGAGAGCACGATTTGCCTATGGGTCTTCAAAGAGAAAGTTCAATGTCATGGCAAAGAGACTGTTCAAATGCCCAACCCATGTGATTCTCACTGGTAGGACTGAACCGCTTGGCGAAGTGAGTAAAGTAGATGGCGCGGTCACGTTCAGATGGACAAGAGATGAGAAACCCGAATGGGATGGGTCTGCGAAGGAGAATCCAAGCAAACTTGGATATGAGGCAACTACTATTGTTCACCTTCACAAGGTCACTAAGATGTATGAGGATGCAAACAAGTCACATGTGCCTCTTGATGCAGAACTGTTACCAGGCAAGTATCACACAGAGACCTTGAGATGGGCAGAACTCAAGAAGTACAAGGCTCCTATCACAATAGCACCTGTGTTCTTCAACCCTGCACCTTGGGATGTGTTTGGATGGATCAAAGAAAATGCAAACTTCTTGCCGACATTGAAAGAATAGAAGATCAGACCGATATTGTTGACAAGGCTATTGCCGAAGGATTGGATAGGGTCTATTACGTTCCCAATCCTGACAATCCTCAAGAGGGATTCTTGGTTCAGATACCAAAGATCATCCAAATGATGTACCGATGTATGGAATCAGAATGCAGTTACATGATTGTCAGACGATTTCTCAGATCTGATGTGTTAAGAGGTCACTTTGCTAAGAGACTTCGATGCTCATCATGTCATGGTTGGACTCGTGTCAAGACTAAGGGTGCTGAAAGGGATATACCTGTGGTTGATAGGGGCGAGTCGAAGGACAAACGAAAACAGGGTTTAGAGCATTGGTGTTAGAGACGACTGTTCTTTCGCCATCAACGATTAGCCCTATTTCCTTTACAAACTCGGTTCCATTCCCGTTAACTTTTCGATTGACCATCAAAAAATATTCGGGTTCAGAAAGCCCTGTTATGGTTCCAGTGATATCCACACGATTGTCAGTCTGTTGTGGACTCTCTGGATCGAAAGTGATCACAACGTTAGAATAATCAGGTGGTGCTGGAGTCTGTTCTTCGACAACTTCTTCAACCACAGGTTCTTCAACTACTGGTTCAACTACTGGTTCAATTGCTTCTTCTTCTTCAATTTCAGGTTCAACTGCTGTTTCAACTTCTGGTGCAGTCTCAACCTCAGGTTCTGGTTCAGGCTGGGATTCTGGAAGAGATTCCTCGACAGGTGTATCTTCGGGAATCTCCGTACTAGGGATTTCTTCTTCGGGTGGCATTTCTATCGTTTCCTCGACAGCCGCCTCTCCCTCCACTATCCTAGTGAGTTCGTAGGGTGCCTTGACGCCAACAGGAGTTCCGCCTCTACCCTTTTCGCCCTTGAGCAAAGCAAACTCGAATTGTGTCACATCAGTCACCAGGAAGAGCTTTGTTTCAAATCGTTGAACATATCGGAACAGTCAAAGAATCTAATAACCCTCTCTCATATTAAAGTTGTGAGGAATCAAAAGAACAAGTTGAATACACTCCCGGCAATGGGCAGAAGGAACCTAGCCATTGATGTGAGAAGGGCGGCAACTTCGTGTGATAAGGTAAGGAACTCCATGTGTGCTCTGATCAGAGTCTCTGCATCAATCTGACTCTGATAGAGATGTTTGTATTCTCTCTTTCTGCGATCAAGCCCTTCTCTCATGCATCTGGCCAGAGTAATATCATTAATCGACTCTCTGATCTCAGTCTTGGCAAGTCTGAAATAAATATCCTTTCTCACCTTGAGTGGAGCCAATTGAACTAATGTAATGATTATGAATGCAGCAGTAGCTAGTGTTGCTAGATTCAGATTGATGTAGTCATAATATGGTGCAACATTGTTGAACACCATGAGAATGAGAGCAGGAGACACAATCAGATCGAATGAGTGAGAGAATGTGGTACTCAGAAGCCTGTGTATTCCTTTCAGATTACCATGAGGCTGGGTGATCCTAATGATGTCACGTTTACTGTACGTCATGACCGAAGCCGCAGTTAATATACCAAGAAACAGGCTAGACAGTATGAGGGATATCATTATGTTGTATGCGGTTTCTATGTCAATTGGAATTAATATGTGAACAGCAAGCAAAGTGACTGTGATAGTAAAGGCGATTAGGTTTAGTTTCTTGACTGTGGATTCGACATTTGACACACCGTTTGTGTTACTGGTGGTGTTGTCACTCATTTGAGAGACCTCTACTGGTCAGTAATCATCATCGTCAATTTCCCAAGGGAGGGTTCCTTGGACTCTGCCCAAAGAATCTCGTAATACTCTTCTATCTAATCGTGAGATCATTGATACTCCGAGTTCTTTTTGCACCCTTGCCTCAATTTGAGGGCTTGTGACACTTTTGATGCCGCCAAAGAATGCTTCATATCTTGGTTCCATTGTTGACATCATGGCAAGAGCCAAGGCGTCAGGATAGTCGTCATGGTGTCCTGGAGCCGCACCGATTCTGATGATACCACTTGGAAGCTTTTCAAACGTGACCATCTGCATCTGTTCCATGAACTCTTTATTGATGCCCGGGAGGATCAACTTTCCAGACCCAATTAATTCGTACAGATTGGCGTACATCTCGTTCTTCTTTTGAGATGTGAATTTGATTCCTTCTACTCGAGATATTCCATGAAGCAGTGCTGTTAGTTTCTCAGTGTTGGGTTCTCCAACCCCTGTCTGATCTGCGTACACAGACACACATCCAAATCTCTTAGCCAACTGTGCTGTGAGTGGGATTGTGATCGAATAGTCACGTTTCCTTTCTTGCATCCAGTTTACTACCCGCATTGGGCCTGACTCATCAGTAGGAGCCTCAACAATGAGTGCCACATAGAAATCTTGGAGCTTGGCAAAGTCCACACCCATGTAGTAGTTCTTTCCTGGCTCTGGATATTGAACCATAGGATAATCCTCAGTGGCATTGAGTAGAATCTTGAATGGGAAGTACATGGTAGAATCATCCACGAACAGAGCCTCAAACTCTTGGGCAAACTGGCTCGGGTGCATTTTCCGCTTGTTGCGCTCAATGATTCTATGTGACATTTGTGTCCTACCAGTGGGCTTGCCTTTCATGTCACGTCTGATCACATCAAGTCCGACACCATAGGGATACCAATGGCTGACAAACTGAGCCTCATGGTCATAGAGACCTCTCTTGATCAGTTTATCATCATCATCTTCATCGTAGATGCTGATACCAGTGAGGCCCATTCTCTTTCTCTGAATGTATCCATATGGTGGATCGTCATTAGTGTAAGGCAGGCTTCCTGACACTGCATCATAGAAGTATCCAAACCTACCAAAGGGAGTGCTGATCAGGATGATCTTTCCATCTGTTGCGGCTAGGGCAGGCTCAAGGGATACGAACACCTGATCTGGTACGTAAGCGGCCTCATCAACAATAAGCAGGTTGATGGCATAACCACGTACTCTGTCTGCAGTCTCACCAACTGGGAAATTGTAAATTATAGATCCGTTCTTGAATGTGATCTCAGTCTGAATGCTTCTTTCCACATCTTGTAATATGATGGGATTAGAATTGATTAGTTTCTGGATCTCCTTGAACATGATTTGGCTCTGTCGTTGAGTGGGTGCAATTATCATGATCACAAACGGTTCATCTTTACCCACTCCGGGCTTGGTGAATGCCTCATGCACAACTTTGAGAGCCATAGCCCAGGTCTTGCCGAGTTGTCTGCCCAAACGTGCCACAATCTCTTTGGCATCATTCAGCAATAGTTCTTCTTGATACCAGTAAGGATGTACCTGGCATATTTTACGGCTAAAGAATACAGGATCTGACTTGAGATATTTTATCGCATCTTCATCAATCTCAATGCCCCAAGGATCATCATCATCACTCGTCATTCAAGTCTACCTCAATATCAATTATGGGTTTACCATCAATGCCCAATATGGTCTTGCCTCTTGACACCGACTTAGAAGATCTCACAGTCATAGACTTGACCTCAGACCGCAACTCAATATCTGTGTCTGTATCTGCAAGTAACTGAGATAGAGTCTTTTGTGGCAGGTATGTATGATCGCCTCTTCTGAGGACAATGCGGGTCTTGCGATCAATGGCAAGTGACTTCATAATCTGATGGATCAGTCTGACAAGCTGCATTCGTTGACCAAGTTCTCCGGTGTCCTTTGCATCCTCGCGGCCCTTGAATCTCTCGTACTTGAGGGTCTTGATGTAGTCTATGATTGACACAACAAGGGTGAGGGCAGACACCTGATCTACTACGCTGTCGAGACCGTACTCACTGTCTATTCTGGGCATCAGCTCATCGAAGAGTTCTATCTCATCAACACATTGTTCAGTTCCATTGGCCTTATCACACTTGTATAGGTAAGTACATTTGTTGCAACGGGTGAAAATGCCGTCAGCAATTCTCCTGAGTGTGATACTGGTTGGATTGGGTGCAGAAAGAGGCATCGGATTGTCAATAACCTTGATATCGTATCTTGGTAGTTCTGCAAGTTCGGGGGGCTTTGAATGTAGTCCACATCTTCCTACCATTTTGATGTTTTCGATCTTTTCATCTGAGATAGGATGATTTCTGCATGGAGTACCACCTGCCGTCTCCCATCCACAGATAGCGTGACCTACTGATCTCTCAGCAGCTATGACTTTGCGTACCCAATCATAAGACCATTTGGGATTGATAATAGTCCAGTGATCGGTGACTAGCACAGGATGCTCTTCACCGTCACTGGTTGTAACCGACCAATCTCGCAGATTGTACTTGAGAGGATCGACAGGTTCAGATTTAGCCATGACACCTGGTTATAAGGCGGCATCCCCTAAAAGCTTTTTAGTGCCCTTCCTTTCAGGTTTTTTCTTCGGTTCATACTGTCTGACCTCTTCCGCTAGTCTACCAATCGACTTGCCACGTGGCACCTGTAGTTGAAATTCACTCAACTTGTCTATCACGAACAACTTCAGTTCGTCAATCTGATTAGAAGTCACGTTGCTGTTACAGGTAGAGATCTCACCTATGCTCGGTGGTAGTGGGTTAGCAAAGTCGAATGTGTTGTCATTGTTTCTCTTCAAGAGACTGTGGTCTATCAGGTGTTTGAGACCCCTACTGACCACAGATGAAGCCAATGTCGTCACTCGTTCCAGTTCAGTCATGGTGATATGACTGTTCTCTTGTTTGAGATGAATGATACCACATAGCAACAAGACGTGAGTGTTGAACAATCGAATTTCAGGGTCAGGAATCATCTTTCTAGTCCACGCCTTGACGGTCTGTAGGACAGAAAAGAATCCTTTCATGTTCCTCACTCTTTAGGTGGCTGTTCTGCTGGGGGCGGTGCTGGGGGTCGTTTCATAGCTTCTTGATCGCGCCTCCACTGTTCAGCAAGTGGCTCACTGAAAAACTTCGGGCCTGTTCTTAATGTGAGATCGTGGAGATGGAACGAGTAGTCTGTGTTTATGATCTTTACATCCCTTTCAAGAACATCGAGCCTTTCACCCTGTCGTGTCACCAGCTGGAACAGTGCATCCACCTTGTTTTGGAGAGTTGCTGAAGACTGAGATATGTCAGCCTTCTTTTGTTTCTGAGTCTTTTCATGTTTCTTAGACATTGCGTATCACCTATTCTATGTTAGACCAGTTTGCCACTCCCTGCTCTTTTCTCTCTTCCTCTAAGATATTAGCAGCTTTCCAGGCTCCAATTGCTGGTGCAATAACCCCATCATCAGGCGATACCATTTCAACTCTCTTTGATATTCCACCTGATTTAACGAGTTCCTTGTACACAGCCTCTGAGAATCCTGGCATGTTCATCATTCCACCAACAAGAGCTAGATATCCTTCACCTTCAATCTGAAATGCGTTGATTGCAGTTCTTGATTCCGTGCTCTTGGTTCTTGCAAAGTCCAGAAAGTCCCTGACCCTGTTGGCTACCTCAACGATATACCAATCTACGACCTCTTTGATGGTGTCTCCTGAAATCTTCTCTTGGCTGAGAGCACCCTTTCGAGTGAGTTCAGCAGGGATATCTTCATTCGTACCATGATTGTATCGTTCCTTGATTGCTCTGGCTTGGCTCTCAGTTGCAGTGAGTCCTCTTGTTGCCTGCTCAAAGGCATTAACGAGTCGTCTATCAATATCTGAACCACCGAATGTCCAGACAGCCTGATCAATGAGATCGAGTCCCGAGAAAAAGACGGACTCAAGGGTGCTGGAACCGAAGTTGAGAGATAGCACTTGCTTTCTCAGAGCCTCACGTATCGGCATTGCAGACAGAGCTGCTGCCCAGGCCTCACCAATGAACTCTATGCCTATCTTCTTGCCATGTTCTAACAGTCCAAGGGTGTCCTTGAGTGCGAACAGTCCTTCTTTGAACTTAATCATGGGCAGACAAAAGACAATTCCAACATCTCTGGGAATGTCTTTTAACAGCCAATTAGCATATTCAAGAAGTAGTTCACAGGACACCCCCAATGGAACCTCAGCATCGTTGCGTGGAGCACCATGAATGAGTGGGTATATTGTGTTGTGGTATGGATCTGCATTAGTGCTGTATTCAAACACAGACTCATCTTTCTTGATCAGGTGTGTTGGTACTTTACGAATGCAGGTCAGTTCCTTTCGTGGGTTCTCACCGACAGGAATCCCATACATGACAGTCCACTTGCTACCAAGTTTGACTCCCAGGGTATTAGGAAACACTGTCAGACCTTTATCTTCAACCATGTTTTCAACCTCTGTTTTTTCTACATTGGTAATAATTCCTCTACACAGTCACTATTAAGGCTTACCCAAGTGGGAACCCAAAAGGATATTAATAAGTACGAGAATGGTAAGAATGGATTTGGTAACAATGGAAGATATGGATCTGCGGGATAGACACAGCACATCTCTATACTGTAGTAACTGTAGGCAAATGGTGAGAGTGAGCATTAATAGACACGCCACTGGAAACCTGACAATAAAGTGTCCTAAATGTGGTCATGAGCACTATAGGTACTGTGAGAATGGTGAGATCACAGAGGACAGGTGGCGGTCAAGTGCTCAGGCCGTGCCATACTGCTACTATTCAACATCTGCGACCTCTGATACAGCGACCTATCCTAGTGCTACCAGTACATTTCTGCGTAATAGTTGGCAAAATACCGATAGTACGGCAAATTGGTGAGGATATTACGATGAAGATCGAGATTGGCCCCATCCACTCATTGCTACATAGAATGCCTGGTGACGTTATTGATATCATCAGAGAAGAGTGCTCGTATCAGATGGAGAACTGGATGTTCGCCAGAGAGAAGATGATGGAAAAGGCCAGGATTTCAGGTAACAACAAAGAGCTTGACTATGCCATCAATTGGGATGGAAGGATCAACTTGATGTATGGCAAGACTCAGTTCCCAACGGGTCTAGTACCCAAGGTAATCGAGAGATTGCAGATTGAAGGGCATAAATTGACTATCATTGACAGCAGGGTTCCTATCAAGAAGAAATCACCCATTGGATATACCACAGCACTCGAGGTAAGACCGTATCAACAATTGGCTATGGAAGCTGCATACAAGGGTGAGAGAGGCATCATCAAGATGCCCACCGGAGCAGGCAAGACAGTAGTTGGGGCCATGCTGATCGGCAAACTGAACACACCAACTCTCATTCTAGTTACCAAGGAAATTCTAATTGATCAGTGGTACGATGAGCTGCACAAGTTCCTGAAGCTGCCAAACGTGACCAAGGATGGTAGTATGCTTGAGTGTGTTGGGAAGGTTCAGGGTCGTACCAATGAGCCTAGTTTCATCACCATAGCCATGATTCCCACGTTACAGAGTTGGATGAAGAGAGATCCAAGTAAGATAGCTGAACTGATGGGCATCCATCCTGAGGGTTGGGGCATGAAGATCTTCGATGAGTGTCACAGGCTTGGGGCAGAAAAGACCTACAATGTCATGATGAGAATACCCACCTATTATTCAATTGGGTTCAGTGCCACTCCGCTTGACCGTATTGATGCCAACCTTCGGGTAATGGCAGCCACTGGACCTATCCTGTACAATACTGAGCCGGAGACCCTGATCAACACAGGTCACTTGGCTAAGCCTAAGATCAAGTTCATACAGACTGACAGATTGTACTTTGACCATTGGGAAGAGTACCGAGAGGTCTACAAGAAGGGCATTGTCTTCAATGTTCAGCGCAATAAGATGGTTGCAGATGTGGCTATTCAGGCTGCGAGGAATGGCAAACATGTTCTTGTCTTTGTAGATATGATTGATCATGGTGGGATGTTGTACGCAGAGATGTTGAATGAATTGGGGGGCATTAAGACACCAATGAAATCAACGTGCCTTGCGGAATTTGGGTTTGTATCATTCGTACATGGTACTCACAATGACAGGGAACAGATCTTTCAGGGATTCAAGGATGGCAACATCAAGATCCTGGTGGCAACTGAGGGTCTGATAGGCGAAGGATTTGACTACAAGGGCATTGACGTGGTTGTTGTGGCTGATGGTGGCAAGTCCAGCATTCAGACCATTCAGAAGATTGGCAGAGGAATGCGGGTATTACCTGGTAAGACCGAAGTCCTGATCTATGACTTTGCTGACAGATGTAAGTACCTCGCTGACCATTCGATGCAGAGATCTACTATATGGATGAATCTGGGGTACGATGTGGATCTCACAGACGTTCCTTATCTTGAGGTTAGAGTATGAAGAAAGCGTACACTGTTCGTCTGTATCGTTCCAAGATGGATTGGGAGCTACACGGCCCGTACAAATCTCCAATAGGGGTTCTGAATGCAGTCAAGAGGCTCTTACCAGATCTTGAACCAATGAAGTACGGGCTTTTAGTTGAGAGATTGGAGTGATTGAAATGGAGTTCATGAATATCGTGCTCAAGTGCCCTAAATGCAATGGAAACATGATCTGTGAGAGCTGGTCATTAGATCCTAATATCCGTGAGGGCCAATCAGTAGATCCTCATACGTATCGGTTGCGATGCCCTGCTGGTCACATCTGGAAGTTAGAAGCAATGGAGGATGAGCCTAGAAGAGTGGTAGCAACCTGTGTATTCTGCGGGAAAGAGCTTTATGATGGTGATTATTGGAGAAACTATCTTCCAAAGGAAGTGGTCGTAGAGAAGGGGCAAGATGCAGCTGATGCCTATCTAAAAGACCAATCCAAGGCCATGTGTAAGGATTGTGAAAAAGATCACCCGATAAAAACATGGGTTCACGATGGCATTATGTGGATAACACTCAGAGATGAATGACAATGGACTCAGGCATTGGACTGTGATGTTCGTAGAAGAGTGACAGCAAAACCTATATTTACCGAAGCCGTAATAATTGACCATGCCTTTCAAGAATATGGGTGATTGGAACGAGAGCTATCCCCTGTCCCAGCAGTTAGAGCCGCTTAAGACGTTTCTTGCTTTCACGACTGAGGATAATACTCTAGTAATCACCAAGAAAGTGTGGAACCAAAAGAGTCGAGAGTATGACGATGCCCTTGTCGTGAAGTTTGATGCAACAATGCTTGCTAATCTTGGAGAGAGACTTGACAAGATTGAGGAAATGGTACAAAAACTTGGAGCATCTGTTCGGAATCTTCAAGCAAAACATTAGAGGTTGCAAGTCGGAATGAGTGATTGGGACACCACCACAGATCGAGAACTCGAGAAGTCTAAAGAGACCACAGCCAGGAGACTGAAGAAGGCTGATGATCTATTGGACTTCACCCTGAAGGAACAGAAAGACCTGTTCGGATCGGGTAATGTTGGGATCATAGAGGGCGGGTTATGTGACGGGCAAAAGTGCATCAATCATATTGTGAAACCGTATGGAGTGAGAGGGTGTGCGTGTAGACGTGCACGACCTGATCGCCCTGATGGTGAATACTATAGAGATCAACACGCAAGTCGATGCACTCAGAATGGGCAGAACGAAGTGACTGATTTCGGATGCAAAGGCTTCAAGTCAGATCCCAACAAACAGGATGAAAGACTAAAACCGGCCTATATGAAAAGAGTGTATGCCAGGAGAGTAATATAATGCCAAACAATCCGAAGAACACTTTCATAGAAGAAGAAGGTACGATCAGACATATCAGTAGAAAGGATGCCATAGTCACCCTTCTTGACACCAGGATGGAATGGTTGACCAGCCGAGAGATAGCAGCTGTATTCCAGATTCCTTATACCACAATCCATCCAGACCTATTGGAACTGGCTGACGAGGGTAAGATTGCCTCACGAGTCAGCAAGAAGCACAAGGTAGGTCGCAGGCCCACTCAATGGGGAAGCCTGAAACTGAGGGAACGGTAGTGCCGTACTACCACGATGATGAGACCTACGATAGGGTCAGCGAATGGCTGAACTCACTCGAGTGTGAGCAGACTGCATATCTGTTAAAACATGCAGAACCTAAGCGACCTCGAGAGACCCACGCTGTTGTGATTGTGGGAACCTTTGGGCACCACAAAATCCATGCAAATCTAAATGAGAAGGTTGGGTTAGCAAAGCCCGCTCCTATCAGACTCAATGCCGGGTTCAAGAAGATCTTGAACGATTGGCGCGAAAAGGAAATATACAACCAGCGACTTGTCATTCCACTACGAGAGATGATGGCAAACTTTGAACACTTCTGGAATGCCTACGATATCACGCCCATATTCATAGAAAAGAGACTATTTCACAAGTTCAAACTGAATGGCAAACAGTACAAGCTGGCAGGCACCGTAGATCTCATAGCAAGAGTCAAGCTCAAGGGAACCGTGTCTGAGGACAATGAGTTCAAGAAGTGCATCCATGTGCTTGGCGATCCTATGTGTCAATGTGAGGTACACGATGTTGTCACGCTCATAGATTGGAAGTTCTCACTGAGGCCGCACAAGAACCATCCTATTCAGTTGTCTGCGTACCGTTGGATGGCAAAGGAGACTGAAGTCCTTGAACAGGCTACACAGAATGGCAAGTACCCACTCAACTCAGAGAACTGGTCTGTATTGCTCAAGAACAAGGGTGGAATGCCCGAGCATCAGTTATACAAGTACGGACAGGATTTTGGGGATTTTTTCGAGGCCGCTCACATCATGGATGATCCAAGACCTCTTCCATATAGCATCCGAACAGGTGTTATGGGATTCAAGATGAGATGTGGATTCTGTGCTGATCGTATCAGCTGTACTGATGTGGGTATATGGACTCCTGAGGACAAGTACGATGAACCTGGAGCAGTAGTTGTGGATGTTCAGTAGAGAGAGGTCTCTACGATCTTTACTGTTATTTTCATTGCTCGTGCAACATAGTTCCTGTCGATCTTGATGAATGAGTTCTCTTCAAATGAGGGGTCTGATATCACACTATCGTCAGGGATATCCGTGACATATGTGAATCCTTGGATAGCACGAGTGATCATCTTATTCTTTCTGACCCATTCTCCAGGCATCAATGAATTGATGTACGTAGTGATTCTGTTAGTGATCTCTTCCTTGTACCAATCAGCTGGGTTATCATCATCAACGACAAGCAGTGTCACTTTCAGTTCAATATTGATCCTGACCTCATGAGCGGCCACTACATAGAACTGAACACCAACAGGTCTATGCTTTGCCATATAGTTCTCGACTATTCTTCGACATTCTTCAGTGTCAAATCCTGGCTTCGGAACTACGAAGACATTGACCACCCCACCGTATTCGCCATCTCTGATCTGGATTCTCTCAACACATTCCACATTCTTCAGCATGGTTCCGATCATGAGTGCCTTTTGCAGATTGACCTCACCATATGCGACAGCAAACTCGTGTGCATCAAGATCTACAATGTCCTTACCTGTTAGTCGATTCAATAGATCCAGACTGCCGTAGCCAGCCATCATGGATACCAGGATAACGTCAGCCCAAGTGTCAGGTATGGTCTCATAGAAGAACCATAGATATCCAGAGACTGATGTCCATGAGATCCCTGCACCTAACAATACTGAGGCAATCCAACCCAACTTCACCCTGATGGTCCTATCTTTCACAGTGAAGGCAGGTTGTATCAGTCTGAGTCCATGAGTCTGCCATGTTCTCAACACTCCAAAGAACGCTCCCACTATGAGGGATAGTATCGTGATCTGCATCTCGTTCATGGTGGATTAGTCTAACTAACTAGATTATAAATCATGTCTATTTGTCGTGGCTATAGATGGGGGGTACTCAGTGACAAGCATTTTGAATCCCATCAGATGATTCATATGATTATTTATCGTAGTAACGTGTGAACAATATGCATTGGTATGGTGAAGAGTTCACAAAGAATGACGCTGTAGTGATGTTCGTGCTTACGTTGCTGTATATGCCGATGCATGAGTTTGGGCACTGGTTAGCGTATTGGATATTTGGCATTCCAGCAGAGTTTGGGATAATGTTTGACCCATTCTTTGCATTCACTACACGCCCTCTTATAGTACCTAGTTTTAATATCCGAATGCTTGCATCCTTTTTCGGTGGTTGGTTTGTATTCGCGGTAGCTGGAATAACAGTGATAAAGTCAAGACCATCGCTAATAATAGCAGTCTTCGGGTTAGCAAATGGAATAGTCGAAGTGTCATCTGTTCTAATTTCAGAGATATACGGTGTTCAAATCGGGCTTCTCGTGCAGTCAAACATGATGTGGTATTTGATGTTGCAGACCATTCCTGCCATAGTAGTGTTTGCGGTTGGATTCTCTGAGATTAGATGGTGGCAAGACCAAAGACCAACAATTTATGCATAGTAGTATCTCACGGCCACAACTTGAATATCCAATGAATTGGCAAGAGAGTGCTGGGTAACGAGTTCGATTTTGATTCCATGATAAGCATTACAAGTTACTGCCCCCATTGACAAATCTTCCCATAGGTCCGGTGCGTTCTTAGACGTAGTATCAGTATCAAGGTTTGATACATCAATATCTGAATATCCTTTGATTATGGTCTCATCCACACAATTGGTAGTATCAGCATCCGATAGACTGACTCTTGTTCCATTGATGTAGAGGGTCTTACTACCTCTGTTGGCTGGTAAGGGTACCGAGTAGAATACATATCCGTTGGTATCATCAGTATTCACAAGACGACCAAAGGTATTAATCTGGAAAGCACCAATTTGGGTCCAAGCCTCTAGTGGACAATTTATCCAAGTGGCATTAGCTGAGCCATAGGCGTGAAGGTCTTCGTGTGTTGCCCCATCTATTGTCACGTCTGAGTGACTAGCAAGATTGTGGCTCTGTGCGTGATGTGCATCATTATTGGCTACATGAACAGATATGTCAGTTCCGTCAACTAATCCTGTTGTGACGATATTGCCCGACAGAGTAAGCCCGACAAATGTTGGTGATGATGCCTGCAGACAGTTTTGATCCAGACCAGCAACATAGGCATTTGCGATGGCGGTTCCCTGCCAAATGCCACTGTTGATAGTTCCCGCGCTTATTGCAAGTCCACTGACTGATCCTGCATCGAGTGTGGCAACATTGATCGTAGCGGCAGCCCCACCAATGGTCTGTACCTTGAGAGTGTTGGCAGCACCCGCAATCATCTCTACTGAGTATCCATTGGGATCGTCATATATCGTGATTCCATAGGTGCTAGTACCATAGACAATCAGCTGCTGATTATAGGTAGCATCTCCTACTGAGACATCTCCACCAGTGACCAGGAGACCTAGACCACTTCCTTCCTGATGTAGGCTGAGCACTGGATTTGAACCTGCATCACCTGATATCACAGCAGGTGGAGTCAATTGGGTGTTTGACGTTCTCTTATCCACAGGGGTTCCTGTCCAGTTAGGGCTTAACCAGTGAGCGGTGGCTAGGGTGACTCTCTTGTCTGTGTCAGTATCTGCCTGCGGTGATGCTGATGCTAGTTCAGCAACAAATGAGTGAGTATCAGCACTTGTGTCGTACTTTGCCCTGATCCAATAATCAACATCATCAGTCGTGACGCCAGTGGGAGATATGGCTCCGGCACCTGTTCGCACGAACCTTCGGCCCCCGATATCTGCCATGCCGATTGCACATTGTAGAACTCCGGTCAATATTGTTATTTTAAGACTGTTTGCTGGAGTCCAGCCAGTGAGACCCCACAGAGTCTCGCTGGAGATCTCAGACATGACAACTCTGTTGGTCATTAGGTACTCAATTCGGTAGTCAAACTCATTCTGTACGTTCCATTCCAGACCCTGATCCTGCATTCTATAATCTTCAACATATACAGGCTGTCCTGGAGAGATGTTGATTGCTTGCATTAGTCCTCTTGCCATTAGATCACCACTACCATGTCGTCAAAATAGGCATCCACGTCATTCCCTGACCCGCCACTAGCAACGTTGGTAAGGGCGCAGAATCCTACTCTGCCGCTAGTGAGATCATCCCAATCAGCGGCATCATCTTCAACAACACTGTCATATACTAGGTCATTGTCCAGATAAAATCTTGCTGTTGAACCCTTGATCACCACTCTGAGATGATAGTTAGTTCCAGCAGTGAGGGATTTTGTATCCACACCGCCCGTTGTTATCTCAGCCCAGCCACCCACAGTGTACTTGTAGGCATATGCTTTGTCTGCAAAGGCTGAGAATCCAAGGAAGTATCCATACCCATCAGTCTCATCGCCCCATCTGATCATGATACCAACCTTGTTACCAGAGTTAGCAAGCGCATCTTGGGCATAGCATGTGACTTGATACTCTTGCCAATCATCACAGCCCGTGAATACCGTATCATCAATCACGCTGAGTCCATTGGTAGCCGCACTAGCGCCTGGCGCGTGAAGATACCTGTATTTGCCACCTGTCACAGACCATGCACCACTGCTGGTGTCACCAGACCCGAGCACCCAGGCTCTCTCTTCCCAATTGCTTGCGTCTACTGCAAAGTCCTCATTCACAAGATATCCAAGATACCCAACCACTCCAGAAGCCTTTGACTCATCTATGATATCCTTCAGTGTTGATATGCCATACTCGTTGATCACTGATAGAGGAAGAATGACATAGAAAGTATTGAGAGTGTTAGTGAAGTCCCAATAATGGGCAATCTTAAGAGATTCAGTCTCTGCTGGTGGATTCGTCTTTGATGAATAGACATACTGAATGCTTGGGTCAGCAGGATCGTAGTTGTAATAAGATGTATTTTCCCATAACTCGAGAATTGTGGGAACAGTGCCAGTGACAGCCTCTATGACATTGCTGATGGCCTCTTTGTTGCCTGACGATAGATAGGTGGAAAAGAACTGAAAAAGTCGCGCTCTGAACGATATGTCAGTTTCGCCATCAAGACGTGTGACACCGTACCAATCACCAAGCATGTCGAGTTCTGTTCCAAGGGAATAACTGAGGCTTCTGCTTCTGACCATGCCACGTCTTTTCTCATAGACATGCCTGATCTGCGAACCAAATGCATCAAGGATGGATGTGAATACACCGTTGGGCTTGAGGAACGGATAGACTGAACTCTTGATTGTCTGTTCAGGTCTCTTCTCGTAGACATAAGTGATGTAGAACCAGTTCTGTGTCAGATTAGATGATGGTGGGGGAACCGATGGCCGATCTCCGTCTAGCCAATAGACGTATTGATCTCTCAGTTCGTAATCAACTCCCTGAATGAATACATGGTTCACAGAGCCACTGTCAAGCACCTTGAATCCTCTTACATATAGGATCTCATAGTTGCTTTGATCTCTCTTGTTGAATTGGTACTCCAGCCGTGCTGATGTATATGCGTGTGGTTCGTCTTGTACAAATTCCATGATCATCCCACATAAACAGCCGTCACGTCAATGTAATAACAACTTCCAGATCCGCCTGTCTGATCGGTGTCAGGTTTCACAATGGATCCTGTTGCAATCCCTACGATATTCCAATGAGTTCCAGCAGTCCAACTCCATCCTCCAGTGTGAGGTTCCCTGGTGCTGGGCGTTGTGTCACTAAGGTTCTCAAATCCTTTCATAACAATTGAGTCAACATCAATGTATTCAACGCCAGCAACAGACTCGAGCATTGATATCAATTCAGACTCCATAATGTCGGAACCAATCTCAAAGTCGTCAAGCCATGCCTCAAGAGCGTCTTCACAAGAGGTCTCCACATCTGCAAGAGTATAACCTGATCCTGTGAGGACTTTCACGTCAACCTCTATTGCAATGTATATTGGGTCAGGTCCATAGATGTACGGTTTTACTCCTGCGGCGCGACTAGATTCAACTGCATCAGATACTTGTGATCTCTTGGCCTCAGTGAGAACGCCCGCCTGTGTCCATGCATAGACGTAAATCTCACCAACCTTGATACTGCCGTCAGTGCTGTGATCGTCAACAGTTGCACCGACTATTCCATCCACAGCCAGGACTGTAGCTCTGATTGCATCAAGAGTTCCTTTTGCGGCTCTACTGGCACCCGTCTTGATTCTCTCTCGATAGGTATCATCATCCTCAGTATCAGCACCATCCTGGAATGGATTGTTCCAGGCATAGTCAACCTCGAGATATGAGGCTGATCGCGGTGCTCCTTCGAGTTCTAATGAGTCATTTATGAGGACATACCAATCTGAATGAGGAACGTACTCGTACTTGACGTTCTGCGTTCCGTTATTGACCTTGCTACCCGTTTTCCAGCTGACCCAATCAATGAGAGTCCATGTAAGCCCGCCAAAGGTAGGATTACTGACAGTATAATCAGTCGTGATTGTCTGTAGAGTCCATGTGCCAGTATCCAGGTACACCATCAAGTCCGAAGTATGTCTTAGAATCAGGAATCCAGAATCAACTCTTGCACCACATGATTCATGGTCAATGTATTGCTCGGTGGCTCCACTGTTCTCGAGTGTGAGATATCTTGTCGCCTCAAGACCACCACCACCTGACTTTATAATGATAATGTGAAATATTCGATCAAATGAACTGGTTGTGGTCTCATTGTTTGTGGTTCCATCGAAGGTAAGGGTCTCTGAGAAGAACAGTTCACTGTTTGCATATCCTACAATAGTGATCTTTCCTGTCCATAATTGGGGTGTGCCACCTGTGTCTTTGATAGTGGCCTTAACAAGAGTTCCAGTTGATGGTTGATCGAGCCAACCATAGGCCAGTTCGTTCACCATCTCGATGGCCTTACTGTCAGCATCTTTGTCAACAAACCCGGATCCATCTGGAGTGTGGATAAGTGTAAATACATGGGCAGTGCCAGTACCATCAGCCCTCTCATCAGATTGATCGAAACTGGAAGGATTATTGATGGTTGTTATTACAGAGTCGGCATTGACGTTTTTGATGATCTTACCACTGCTGACATTCTGTGTCAGACCTGGATAGATGCTCTGTACTGGAATCCAATCAGCACCATATTCAGCATGTGCCAGGTCTGAGATCTTGGCCTCAGTCTCTGTGTTGGCAATCTCAGCGGCGACAGTGGTCTCAAAGGTAATGGCGGGAAGCGAAGAACTGCCAGCAGTGCCTATCTGAGTGCCCACAGATATCTCCACCACTCCCTGATTAGCCATGCTAGAGGGTCTTGCCAGTGTGACAAATCCTGTGGATCGGGTTGCTATGTTCCTGGACACTTCAACCAGTTTGCCAAGCTCATCCAACTCAGGACCGTCTGCTGAGTCAACGAAGCTATCTCGAGCAACTGAATTATTCTGCAGTTCCACCTTGTAGATCTGAAGTGCTACGGCCCCCACTACCTGCATTAGTATTGACCCCTCAGTGGTATCTGTCAGACCACTTGGGGGAATCATGTAACGATAATCGACATAGAACACAGTATTAGTGTCAGGCGTGTCGCCACCAACATCAAAGGATATCTGATCATAGAATCCGTCACCTGTGGAATCGTATAGTGTGAAATCATTAGCCTGTGCAAATTCATGTTCTGTGCCATCTAATTCCCCCTTGACCTTGAGAGCATCATGGACCTTTTTTGAGGTCTCACCATCACAGTTTAATGTGTAATACAATGTACCTGAGAGAAATGTGATTGCCTCTTCAAAGACAGGCTTGTAGCCGCTGACGATCTGATCAATGGTCTGCTGACGGATCTCTTCTGGAGTTCTCAGATCAGGAAGTTCGTAACCCATTATATTTTCACCTTTGTTCTTACATCCACTGGCTGGATAGAATTGATGCCTATGACTGTGACATAGATGGACAACTCATTACCATCATATTGTACAGTGATCTTATCCACGCTTACTATCCTCTGATCTCTGAGCAGTGATTCACCAACATACATCTCTGCCGTCAGTTCGTTCTCTTCACTCTGACCCTTACCTAGCAAAAAGTGTGTCCTGCTACCGTATTCTGGAGTGAATGGATCTGTGCCCATTGGTGTCATAAGTCTGAGAAAAACAGCCTGAGCAAGGTTATCAGTGCCTGACACGGTTAGCAGATCGTCACTCGTTCCTTCGAGATCGTTCTCTATCATGTCAAACTTCAAGTCTGTCCCAATGAAGTCCACTATATCCTTGCTCAAGCAATCACCACTTGTTGAAGTAACCTACTTGTTGAAATAATTTATCTTTGGGTACTTCAATATTCCCTTCCAGATCTCCTGAATGGCAACGTAGATGGTAAAGCCTGCGATGAATGCTGTCCAAGGATCGGCAAACGCGATCACAGGGAGATTACTTGTCAGTTCTAACGCCAGCTGAAAGGCTGCGATCAGAGCTGATATGAAGAAGGGAACCAGGTACTTCTTGTCGAAGATAATCATTGAATTGCCCGAATGCTTTATCCAGTAGAGATAGAACATCCAGATGATTAGTCCGGCAAAGAGTCCGGTGTAGTATGCTACGGATATTAGATCCATATTTGTTCACCATCTATGGTGAATGTGATGCTCTCTTAAATGTGATTCGAGAGTAATCATTGATTCATTATTAGATCGTATTCGATGAGCCTCGTAGTGAACTGCGCCTTCAGAGCCGTGATCGTTGTCACAGCCTCAGCGAAGGTGGCTTCAATAAGACCGAACCGGATCTCCTTCGAGCTTCCAGTGGCCTGACAACTGGTGATCTTGGTTCCGTAGTTGTCCTTGATCCATTCCAGTGCAGACAGCATCTCTGTGTCGTCTGCTGAGGTCATCTTTCCGATTACTTGATGTTCCATTTTATCATCTCCTTATGCATAGTAGTACCTGACCGTGACGTATTGAATCTGTAAGGCACCAGCAGTAGTAATTGCTGTCTTTAATATCACCTTAGCCACATCATAACCGCCAAGATTCACGGCACCCATTGACACATCTTCCCAGAGAGCCGCTGAAGCCTTGTTCGTTTCATCAGAATCCAGTTCAACCCCAGATGTATCAGCCATTCCGTAGAGGTTGGTTTCATACACACGATTAGAACCATTAGCAAGTGATAGACTGACCCTTGTGCCGTTGATGTAGAGTCCCTTACCCCCTCTGGTAGTAGGTAACGGGACTGAAAAGACCCACCGACCAGCTCCACCCACATAGTACGGTTCAACCTGCCCGGAATATCTCATCTTGTCACCAGCCACGAACTCCGCACCTTCATATGGACAGTTTATCCAAGTGGCATTCGCTGAGCCAATCACACAATGCAGATTGACGTATTCAGCGATACCCTGAGCAGTGAGTAGCTGGGTATCGGTAGGTGAGGCTGCCATAGCAGTGTCTATGTCGCTGACGGCTGCACCAGCACTGAGAGCTATACTACCGGGGAGCTTGACACCAGTTGTTCCTCTGGGAACACTCATGAACACTGTTCCAATCAGACTATTACTATGAGTCAAGAAATACAGAGTATTAGCGGCTGTAAGGTTGGTAAATGTAGTTCCATCAAATACTGGACTCACATCAGCAGCATAGATGATTGAACCACCATATAGATTTCCACTGGCCTCTCTAAAGAATAATCTACTATCAGTGTTTCCATCAGTATATTGTATTTGCATGACCAGACCTTCACGGTCAGCAACAGAAGCAACAGAGCCTAGTTCTTTACCACCAATAGCATAAAAATCACCATTAGATACTGCTACAGTTCCCCCGGCGTCCTGTGAGATCATAGAGTCGCCAAGAGTGGTTGTGGTGGCCCAGACAGGCAGTGTCCATTGTGTTCCAGTTCCTGGACCTGAACCAGTTCCTCCTGTCTGTGCCTGCACGATCCACTTGCTTGTCGAAGTGTCCCAGGCCAAGACATCATCATCAGTTGGCGTTCCCTGTGACCCAAGATAGTCAATGTACCCAAGACCATTAGAACTGAGAACGACATTACCACCAGAGTCCTGAATGTCGTTCCCGCCAATCTTGAGGCTGTTTGTCAGCGTAAGTGGGTTCTGTGCAACCACCGCTGCTACAGCCATAGCATTTGTGTACACCGCATGGTGAGCATCTACTATATTCTTGTGAGTGAGAATCAAGGCATCAATAGCAAGGTCGATACTCTGTCCATTAACCAGTTCGGCAGTGATTATGGCTTCAGTCTCAGAATCGGCATATCTCACATGATGAGCACTTGTGGGTGCATCACTCAGATCGCCATGTGCCAGAGTTGCCCACGCGAATGCTGTTGCGCCTGATGCTCGAAGCACGTTCCCAGCGCCGCCCGTTGCATCCTCAGTGTGATATGCCCCTGTTAGATCGTGGGCACTCATTCCAGCAGCAGGAGCCTTCCAACTGAATGTGGTAGGGCTATCTGCTGATATTACCCATCCCACTGTAAGGCCCGTTGCTGTGTGATATGTCTCACTGTCAAGTACGTGAGGAACAGGGTCAGGCTGTGTACCACCAAGGTCTGTGTAATAGATCTGTGCCCATGAAAGAGTTGTAGCACCAGCCTTGAGAAAGTACCCACTGGTTCCCTTTGTAAGTGCTCCCCATTGAGTGCTTGAATTGACTAAAATTGCACCTGTACCACCAGCAAGAACAATATCAGCCAAATCAAGGTCGCCAGTATGAGTGTCGAAATCGTGTGACTGTGCATGGTGAGCATCTGCTGGTGCATCACTCAATGAAGCATGAGTTCTTGTTGCTAGATTGGCAAGTGACTCGGCAGCAAAGTCAGTAGTAAAGTCTGCTGTCACGTACCCGCCAATATCAGAATAGACCTCTGCTCCAGTTCTGAACTGAATAAGTCCACTATTAGACACTAGAAACTCATCATAGTCAGCAGGAGCTGAATCAATCATACTGACAGTAAGCGTACCACCAACAGTTACAGCTGTCCCGCCAACATCCTGAGTGACTATAGAGTCCCCAAGAGTAGTTGAAGTGGCCCACACAGGCAATGACAAAGGAGTTCCTGAACCAGGTGATGGTGCTTGCCAATCAAAAGCAGCAGCAGCAGTAGCTGTTAACACATGTCCTATTGTAAGACCATATACTTCATGGTCTGAACTTGTCATTAAATGAACTTGAAGATGGTGAGCATCACCTATTGAAGCATGATTAGATATGTCATTATCAATAGCTGTATCAGTTTGAGCTGTGGTGTAAGCACCAACGTCAGAAGCACCAAGACCGTGTGCTTGAAAGCTGTAAGTGGTAGCAGTATCAGCCTTCAGGAAATGACCATCCGTAAGACTAGAAACAGGATGTCCTGTGGTATCAATCAGATTGTGAGCTATTGGAGCTGGTTGTGTTCCAGCAAGGTCTGAATAATAGACCTGTACCCATGAAACCGTAGTAGCACCAGCCTTGAGAAACGTTCCACTCGTTCCTTTCGTCAATGCTCCCCAATTAATTGAACCCATAACCAAGATAGAACCTGTAGAACCAGTCGCAATATCACTAAAATCAACATCGCCAGTATGAACATCGAAATCGTGAGAGGCTGGAGTGAAGGTTGATGGTATCCCTGATAGATTACCGTAAGTGACTTTTGATGATCCATCGGCATCTGTGTGCACATGGTCAGCCCGTGATAATAGGTCAACTGCACCAACTCCAGCAATATCGACTATGGCATCAACCTGAGTGTACGCAAGATCGCCCGTGTGGTCAGAACCTGACAGGGTGTGCGCCTGTGCGTGGTGTGCATCTGTCGGAGCATCTGAAAGACTTGCATGAGTCCGGGTTGCTAGGTTTGCCAAGCTTTCCGCCGCGAATGCTGTAGTGAAATCAGCCAGCACAAAGGCCACATGATGACTGTCTGGTAATCCTGCATGAGTAGATATGTCTGCATCAATTGCTGAGTCAGTTTGTGCAGTGGTGTAAGCTCCCACATCTGAAGCAACAAGACCGTGTGCTTGCCATGAGAACGTGGTTGTAGAATCAGCCTTAAGGAAATTCCCAACGCCGCCCGTTGCATCCTCAGTATGAAGTGCCCCTGTCAAGTCGTGAGCAGTCATGCCGCCACCAGTCTCTAAGGTCTGCCATCCGCCACTGTAAACCTTCAATTCTCCACTAACGCTATCAAAGTACAGATTACCAGTGACAGCAGCAGGAGCACTACTCTGTGGATTGAACAACAATGCAGGAGTGACAGTCACCCGATCAGACTCAATCACAACGCCAGCACTCATGTTTGATACTGTGATATTGTGTTCAGGAGTAGGAAGCACACCGTTGAGAATGCCAACATACACCTTGGCATCAGTGCCAGTGGTATGAGTGACTGCGCCTCTGAATCCAAAGATCGGATCCTCATCAGCAGGAGTGCTGTCAGATGTCTCTTTTCTCTCAGCATATAGTACCATGTATCGTGGATATGTGACCCCGCCTATCTGGTCGTGATTGGTCTTTGACCCGAATCCTAGATCTGGTAACGACATTATATCACCTTCACGTCTGTTTGACCTGCCGTAAGTCCATGACCATGAACTGCTTCAAATGCTGTTGTCAGCACAGGCACTTGGAATACTCCATCTTTCAGACCCACAGTGGTTGTGCTATCGCCATCACTGATCACATTATGTAATGCTGACGCTCCACCAAGTAGTACATTCCCACCACCAGGAGCTTCAACCACGAGATCGCCAGTACCCGTAGATGTTACTGTGAATGTCTGTCCATCTGCCGTAGCAATTGTAATACCCCCAGCAGCAGTCCATTCAACATATGCCCCGGCTTCATTCTGAATCCTTATGACGCCATTAACTGGATCAGTGTCTTTCGTAGCAACAGCAACACCTTCGCCAGAGCAGTCATTCTGGTCTTTCAGCCCTGCTGCCCAATACTTCTTACCTACTGAGACTGTAAGGCCGCCAGCAGTGAACTTGGTTCCCGTATAGTCCGTATCAAGTGGTGCCATCTTGAGCAGGCCAGCACCTTGATGAAGCATGAAAAGAGTGTCAGCAGCCACAGAGTCAGGCGGGCTGAGAAACTTCTTTGAGCCAATCGTAGTCGCCCAAGGATCGTAGTAGTAGTCTGTAGTGGGTTCTGAATTGTCAAATAGTGCAGAATAAGCATATCCGCCTTCTTCACCATCATTAATGTCAATCTTAACATCAGTCTGCGAAGCATGTTCAGCCAATAGCCCGAATGGTAAAAATCGACCTCCTGCCAGTACCATTGTTCGCTGTGCAACCAGTGTTGTGCTTCCGGTGATCCCGTCAAACTCATCAAGTCCACCTGTGACTCCTGGATATTGATCATTGAACCTTAAAGATGAACCACTTCTGTGAATGAATGATAGATCGTCAACGTGACTGATGGGTGGTTCATTTCCTCCAGTTGCAGGGAGAGACCCCATTACTATCCAACTTCTGCCCTGGCGCATTACAAGCACTCTGTCACCACGCTTGGGTGGTGCAACGAATCCGTATTGCTGGTTCATTGGATGTGCTATCTTACTGGTGCTGGCTTGACTCTCTTCCGTAATTGGTTTGAAGCCAAAGGACTGTAACAGACAAGCATCTCTATCAAACTTGTGAATGTCTATTACCTTTTTCTCTCCCTCTTTCGGTTTTTCTGTGATCAGACCGCGATAGTTGATCTTTACCCAGCCACGTCTTTCATGGTTCTCAGCATACACCTCGAGTACCACAGACTCTGGATAGAATACTACATCTCTCATAGTTTATCTTCTCCTGCCGTTCTGATCCTTCGCTGACGCATATGAATCCTATATATGTCACTGGTGCTGATCAATGAGAACGGTTCCTTGACAAAGAATGCCTTGGTGGTGAACTGACCGCCACCAATATAATGCCTCACCTTCCAGATGTAAAAGTAATCACTCAGTTCTCCTAAGGCAAGCCTCACATCCTTCTTTCTCACAGTGGTTGGATCGTAACTCTTGAACCGTGAGCTTATGAAGTTCTTGACAGCCTTGGAAGCCTCTTTTGTGATATCTAAGATTGCATCAAAGTTGATGCCCAGACCTTCAGTTCCTCTAATGTCAGTGGTTCTGAGCACGTCACCCACCTTGATCTTCGGGTTCTGAATCATGTATGACGATCCTTTCATGCCCCAATACTTGTATCGCTGAGCAACAGAATTGGCAAAGTCCTGAGCAAATGGACCTACATCTGTCTCTTCAGCTCTGGTATAGAGGTACATATTCTGAGTGCCAAACTTTCTGCCATAGTATTTGATGGTCTCATCCTTCCCTACCACCACATCAATAATGCCCTTCTTCACACCATCTATGAGCAGTTGATGTTCACCACGTTTTGGAACTGTTATTGATGGTTCCCTAGCCAATGGATATGGATGCCCATAGAACACGTAGACCTCACTGGCAAGGGTCTCCATGTCTGAATGGAACTCCAGATGAATGCTATTGCTGCCGACTACACAATCATGTACTCTGACTCTTTTCGTACCCGTTCTGGGGGTCTTACCAAGCACGATATCATCTGTAAATATGCCCATTCTCCCTTGAACAGCAAGTCTACCATGATGATCAAAGAAAATATGGGTTCCTGTTATGTCTTTGTCTTGGATCTGACGAAGGACATCAAGAAACGATATAAATTCCTCAGGCTCACCCCATTCATTAAGATGTACTCCATCTTCAAGAGTCGTAGGGATTGTCACATTCACCTTTACGTTCTTTGCAATATCTCTGAACTGGATGGACTTTCTGATTTCACTGAGAGACCTCAACTTCTCAGTGGAAGGGGTCACAACCCCCATTGCCTTCAGAATGGGAATGGGTCTGAGAAGTGATGCTGACAGATTCCAAGATTCTTCGCCAGTAGCCCATAGCAACAACAATCGTACCAGCACATCTCGTAGTTCTTCACCTGGATATACAATAAATGCCCCGGCATCCTCTTTGTCCCACAAGTATTCAAACCCAAAGCATGTGATCTGAAATCGATCACCCTGACCAATGACCTCTCTCGTGGCGGCCACAACCACACCAGTATAGTCTGGAAGGATTCGCTTGGGAACCCTGATAACATCATCATATGGATGTTGTTTGAAACTACCCTCAGGAGTCAAGAACCCAAGAGTGATTCTGAGAGGATATCCCTCACTAACCAGTTCACTGCTCAGCCATTGATTCCCAGTTGGTCGGTAGACCTGTTGATCTTGAAAGATGATGTTCGTGATGAACCTGTAAGGATTTGTCAGCCCCTCATCAATCATAATACCAAGCACATCGGCCTTCATATTGTTTGCACTAAAGAAGTCCAATATCTTTCCCAGCGAAATCTGGCTCGTGAGAGACTTGAATAGTCCTGATATTCCAGATTCAGCCTCTTGGATCTGTATATGAAGGGGCAGTCTGTTAAGTAACACCTTGTCGCCTATGGTTCCAGAACTCAATCTCTGAGAGGTCTCAATCTTATAGACAGGTGTAAGCCCTGATGATAGGGTAGCAAGCTTAAGTTTACCCTTGAGCCAATCGGGAAGATTATTGAAGTCAAAACTCATTTGTCCACCACGCCCAGCGCTGCCAGACCTATCATCTTCAACAGGGTTGGGAGCCTTCTGTACTCGATCATGTCGATGGTGTAGTTGATATATTCTGGCTGACCCTGAGGAACTTCTGTATCAAAATTCCTGATGATCACTTCAGCCATACCATATTCACACATGAAAGGTACGGGAACCCCTGTTCTAACAAGTAAGGTCATTAACTGAGCCTGACCGACAGCAACATTATCAAACATTGTTCTGAATACGCCAGAGAATGGACTCTGAGATGTGCCATCCTTAGGATCTGATCTGTAGAACTTGCCTGAGACCGTGTATGTGGCTGATTTCCCGCCGAGATTCTGAATGTAGTCACCCTCTCTTCCTGGAACATCAATCACAGCAATGCGCCTCTTTTCACCAATCTTGATAACCTGAGCATTTAGATCCATGAAGGTGACAAGTTCCTTGATGATCTCCTTTGTAATGGCCCCAAGATCGGATGCATCTCTATTGGCGTCATTTGAATACATGCTATTGATGTGTGGTGCTATGCCTGTTGCGACCTTAGCCCCAACTCCGATAGCAGTGGCTGCCACAGTGCCAGCAGCAATCAGGGTTCCTGCTCTTCCACCAACCAACCCGCCTAAATTCATTCCGCCTGAAACAATACGAGCCATGAGTTGGATTGGCATCCCAATGACAGCACCCTTAGTCATATCAACCACCTAGACCTGCACGAGAGTCCCGTTCCATCTGACTAGCCAGATCATCACTGACCTTGCCTTTTGTCAGCAATTCTTGAAGAACAGACACTATGATATTCAATGATCGGTCTACATTATCAAATCTTTGGTCAGCAATCTCGCCTGCTCGACTCTTCAGTTCATCTCTGATGGCATCAATGATAAGATTGGTCTGAACTCCACCAGCAGTCAATGCCTCTATTCCACCCCTGACTGCAGTGCCTGTGACCGCTCCGACCTCAATATCCTTACCAGGAATGCCAATGTCTATTCCCGTCTCAGCAGCCATAGATCTTGCAAAGGTCTCTCTGACAGCCTCATCTCTCCAAAAGTCCCTAAGCATTCCCAAGAACTGGTCATAATAACCCTTTATGCCCTCAATGTCTGTTGATTCAAGAGCAGGTTTGATTCTTTCAAACTTGACCCCAGCCTCACCAAGGGCAACTATGTCAATCCTTCTACGCATCTGGTAGTCAAATTTATCCCTAAGATCACCCTTATCCACATCTGGGAATCTTGCCTGAAATTCTTCCCAGGCCTGTTCAGGATCAATGTCCATGAACTCGAGTGCTTTACCAAGGGTCATTTTGGGTCTGACAGCAAATCCTCTCTCACCAAGCTCACGTTCCCTCACATCTGAAAAGGTCTCATGGCCTGCTATTCTCATCAACGCATCAGTGACGTACTTGAATTGATCAATGGCTGATACAGGAAGGTCTTGAGATGCAGCTCTCTTTAAGACCCTAGACACTTCCATAGCCAAGGTGCGAAGATTGGAACTGCTAACAAGCCCTCTTCTTGGAAGTCCTGCAATTGAACTCTTCATCAACTCATCAAAACTGTCAGGTATCTCAGTCCTGAGTTCCACCATGCCAGCAAGAAAGGTCTCCAAGATCTGCTGAATGTTTGACCCAATGTTGGGTTCCTCCTTTAGCAGGGTTGCAACCTGACGATTCAAGTCGCCAAGTGTCTTACTGCCTTCATATTGTCGTGCTGAGAGTGCGTATCCAAGCACATCCCATGTAGCAGCAATCTCCCCTTTGATTGCAGATCTTACATCCCCCGCAATATCAATGCCCATATCACCAGTGGAGATCATCTGTGCGATCTGACGCTCTACCAGTGGCTGAGCAGAACTAAGAGCCTTTGTGATCGAATCAAGTAATGTCTGTTCATCTACCTCAATGGCAATCTTATAGCTTAGTCTGTTTCCTTCGCTCAGCCTCTCTCACCAACTCTTTAGATCTTCTCTCTTTCATAACCACTAGCAGATTGATCTGATTAGGAGTCATATCAAGAAACTCCCAAGGCTTGATTTGAAAGTCAAATAGCACGGTGAGATTGTATATTTCCTCACCGAGCGGCGTGGTCAGTAACGCCTCTATTCTTTTTTTTCAAAGTTCTTCGTAAGAGCACCAATGGCATCAGATATGGCTTTGATGTAGCCCCAATGAGCATTATGGATTGATATCTCATCCATCTTTGGTTCAATCACGCCATTGAGCACTGCAAGCTTCATGTATTCCCGATCAGCAACCTCATTAGGCATTCCCTGCTTGATGTGCTCACCAATGACCTGTGCAATCTTGAACTCTTGAAGATAGGTGAGAGGTCTGATCCTGATCTTCATCTCATTAATGACAATGGTCTTGATCACTTTGCCAGCGGCCAGAAACTCTTCCAGTGTGACAGTTCTTGGTTCGTTAGATTCTTCCTCAGCCATTTACATCACCTAAGTTACGCGTCTGATCCAATTCGCTTACTGATTGACTTGCCCAAGAATGTGGTGGTCTCTCGTACATCTCCTGGCTGTGTCGCTGTGAGCCTCCAGTTGTTAATCACAGCACCCTCTATCATGTATATGATGTGCTTGCCACTGCCATCAACGTTGAGTTCACATGTAATCTGAAATCTTGGTGGAGTGTAGTACGGTTGATCCCCAAACTCGGGCGTTGACATGGCATCCGGGAATGTATCTGGGGCAATGGTAATGTCAGCCTGTGGATCTACAAGATCTCTTTCCATTCCAACAGCCATGCTGAACCTTGCAGTATCAAAAGCATATCCTGTCAGTGTGCCACCGCAGGAGAAGTTGCCTGGAACTATCAACGGGTGACGGCTCCCACATTCATATATCTCTTCGAGATTGTTATCCACATTCACTTCAATCTCAGTTGACCTTGCAACAATGACTCCTGCAAAAGTTATGTACACATTGTAACCCTTGTAGATGCCCTGCAATGGAACTGGATCTCCAATCGGACTCGTTGAAGTAGGTTCGTTTGAACTCATCTTGATTACCTCACATAGAAGATCAGCCTGATGTACTTGATTGCAAACACAGGTCTAATGGTGACAATTACATCTACCATAGTTGGATTATCCCTATTGGATAATACATCCACAGTGAATGATGCTTCTTGGTTCTTATACAGCATCTGCCTGTTCTTCATGGTCTTCAGGAATCCAGTACATGAATTGAAGATTGCAGATCTCATTCCAGGCAGATTCTTCTTACCAATGAAGGAATTGAGCACAGATCTAAGACCATAACTTGCAAAGTCCACGATGCGTACTGTGGTGATCTCACGCAATGCTGTATCAGTCGAAGTTGTTATGGACTCTCGCCACTTGTAGCCTCCTTCTGCCATCTCAGTGATGGGGTTGATTCTACGTTGGGCTACCTGGTCAGCCTCATTCTTTGTGTAATAGGTCTCAAGACCAGCGGCATTGATCGTTTTGTAAAGATTGGACTCAGAAATGTCGCCTCGAGTCAGCCACCCGGCAAGATACTGAGCAGCATATGCCGCACTCAGGGTCTCTACATCTCCAGTAAAGGCATTGGTTCTCAGGATGCCTGGGCTGACAAATGATAACCTCTCTGAAGCATATGCACCTGATGATGCCATGACCTCAGCAAGGGTCTTACCAAATCCATGACCTGCGACTGCAACTCTCTCTTTCTGTTGTTCGGCCATGTTCTCACAGTGAGATACTAGAGCAGAGATGGTTGCCCTGTCAAATCTCCCAGCGGCAGAAAGTACGTGAACATAATACTGTTCGAGAGATGCAAATCCTTCTTCGTAGTCGGTGGATGCAACATCAATTGCACCATTGTTACCTGCCGTTCCTGTGCCAATGCCAAACTGCTGCCAGCCTGTGGTCTCTTCTACCTCTTCTGTAGGGTACGTTGCAACTGCTGCTGTACATAGTCTGGAGTTAGCAGTTATGTCAGTGACAAGATCGTTACCATCAACCACCCAGAACTTCTCTTTCGTATCCCCATACTTCAAGGTGACAAGTCTGGACTCGGCAGTGTAATAGTCAAGGGTGGTTATGTCGTCACTTGATGTGGGGGTGTTTGAGTCAGACCATCTGATGTGTTTCAATTGAGCAGATGGATATGAAGTTCCCCAATTCTTGATCACCAACTCACAGTATCCTTCTGGCATCTCATGGACTAGATCAAATGTCCAATCCTGGATCTCACCGGAAACACCGTCAGATGCTACATAGCCTGTGCTAGGATTGAACCATGCAACCCCCTTCGTATAGGTGTTGGCGTCTGTTGCGGTCTGTGCGGCTCTGAACCCACCAAACAAGACTTGTGCAGTTGCTGTCCACCCGCCTGAAGAAGTGACCTCAATGGCGTACATGGTCTCTGCATCTAGCTTGTAAGCAGTAGCAAATACAAATGTTTTAGTCGCATATGTAAGACCAAGGGCACCCTGCCCATCAAATGTGGTCATGTCAAGCGACTTGCTCACAAGCACAGATCCAGTTGGTTGACCAGTGCTTCCATCAACAGCCTTGATTGCCACAAGCATATCACCAGTTGCTGGTACGACTGTGGCATATTCAATCCTGAGCCTGACAGCCTTGATCCAGACAGAATCAATAGTAGTGAATGTCTGGGCGATAAGATCGTCATTTGACTCAAAGATGTGAGTCGTAGGGGTTGCCTCACCAGAGGTCAGAAACAGATGTGCATCGCTGTGCTGAACAATCATGGCTACAGCAGGGCCATTCTGGTAAGTGACCACAACAGCGTTGTTAGCACTTGCGTCAGCATAGTAGTTGGCTGCACTTATGATTGCATAATAATAGAAGTCTTGTACGCCAATTGCGGTCTGAGTTATTGTTGGGGAGAGATCTTCATCTTCAACAAACCCAGAATGAGAATCAACATGATTTTCAAGGGTTGTCTGACCATCGGCAATCTCGGCTTTGAACTGTAAATCGTTCCCCCAAGTTCCTTCAGAGGCTGCTGATATCGTGACTACATCGTGCGTTGGCTCACCGTCACCATATAGAATGCGTGTGGCCTTGGCAGCAGAACTTGAGGCAACTCTAGTTGCATAGATGTAGGATGCGCCTGCATCGTTTGCAATCTGAATGCCACGTGTCAAGGACAATTCTTGACCCTCATTATCGCCATCGTAAACATCAGGGAAGCCAAATATGTCATAGGCATCCGATACACTGTTGATCACGATAGGAGTATTGATTGGACCTCTGTTAGCAGTGCCAACAATGGCAAGCGTGTTAAGGCTCACTGGTAATGCTGTCGCCAGCGCTCCTTCTCTGCGCTCTACATAGACTCCAGGAAGAGACTCGGACATAAATGATCACCACTATTGTTTCACATGTATTTTCTTCTACTTAAATGCTATGTGACCTCATTGTACTCGGTCTTTGTCATTTGCCACCCATGAACGGTGAGAATAATATTCCCTGCAATGGTAACAGCCGGATCTTCAATTATCTTGAAAGACTCAGTGCTGTCTGCATCACATTGTTCAGGTGGAAGAAAACTCCAAGATCCCTGAATTCTGTTAGTACCTGAGGGGAAAGCAAACAGCCCAACCACTTCACAAAAAGCAAGTAACTGTTCTGCATTAGTAAACTCAATAACTTCATGTGGGGCAGCAAATGAACTGTGACCTATTTTCATAGTCCCAGCAGAAATTGCAAAGTCCTGAGACATGATGAATGATAGCCCCTTAACAAAGAGAATATATCCAATCTCTGGAGCCACATCCAACGCTGGTTGAGTAGCAGAATCCCATTCTACTTGTCTGATTACAGTGTGACCGTAGGGCAGGTTGTCCTTGTAGAAGTCAAAACTTTTGTTCACCATATTAAGTTCTCCATGTCGTCTAGTTCATCGAACAGATATGAGTCAAGTGGTAGATCAGTCGCCTGACCAATCTGATGGCTGACACTAACACCATCATAAGACACCGTGAGATCAATCTGCTCGATGATCGCAAGTTCCTCTTCTGATGGCGGAACGAATACTAGGTCATACTCTACTTGCACTCTTAATACTTTTCGCCAGACTCTTGTGGTCTGCAGACTCGCACGAGGATACAGTGACTCTTTGGCCTGTTCAAAAATGCGGGTATCTGCTTCAAGATGTCTGAGGTCGCGTATTCCCCTTGCAGCGAAATGAGGTCTGCTTGTATGAATGCAATAGAGGATTGCGTCTGCAATGAGATCCCTCTCTTGTGAGTTACGTGCCCAGATATCAAGGCTGAGAATCATGGTCTTCGTGAAGCCTGAAAGTTCTCCTGCTGCTGACCCGCCAGCAACCATGCCAAGCCCAACCTCTTTGCTTATCTCACTCACAAATGCGACTGAAATGTGAGGTAATGACATGATCTGTTCAGGATACTCCAGGCTATAGCTGAGTGCCTGAGTGTTTGTGGTTCCGTACTTTGTAATAATGGAAGGCACAATGTCCTCTAGTCTGAGTATTATATGGTCATAGACTGCTACCTGACCAGCAGACCTCTTAGGACTTGCCTGTAAGCCAACCTGGGTGGAATACTGATATCCCATTACCTGAACACATCCTCTAGGTGTTGTTCGACCAACTCATTCACGATGCCAGTCTCTCTAAAGAAAAGGACAGCAGGTTCAGCGTAGGGTCTGGGTGGTAGATTTATTATCATATCGCCATACTCGAGTCTTGCAGCATATTCATTGTCAATTATTACCTTGAAAGTGGTATCATTGATCATGCGTACTCCAATTGAATTGATCAGATTGCCTGTGATCTCCATTCCAGAATGTTCACCAGGAGATGGGGATCCTATGCTTTTCCAATAGTTGTCACTCAGCCATTGCCATATCTCATCAGCCCCCATAGGAGCAGTGACATATCCTGACTCAAGATTGGCCTTGATGATCTTTGCCAGTTCCTCAGCTGCTTTGACAGCGACTTTTCTAGCAAGAGTCTTCTGTCTCAAGCCGAGCATCTTGAGGTCAAGTTCGGACTTGGCACTGAGTCTGATCATATGAGGGGATAACCTCTGACCGTGACTGTGGTAGTTGCAGGAGTGGCGTTTATACCAGTGTCAACAATTCCAAGTCTCCAGGCATCATCCTCGATCACAACTCTGAGGTTGGGATACTCGGTGCTACTGTTATAGAGTCCATTGATGGTTGCCTTTGTGAACTTGAGATTGAGAACAGTGCCTGTGGTAGCAGTGCCTTCAAAGATACCAATGGAGATGTTCGTACCATCAGTGTTCACTTCGACTTGTGTGATTACAACTCCATTCAGTGGAGGCACAAATCGTATCTCTGCGGCCAAGGTCTGACCTGTAGTAAGTCCCGTAATTTCATAGTCGACTGGAGTAGCATTGTCGCTGATTGCAGTTATGGAACTGAGGACTATTGGAACAGTCACAAGTGCAGCAGCATTAAACTGACCAATAGGAACTCCAGCAGCCACATCATAGGTGTTGCCTGTCTGATATGTGATCCAGACATTAGTGTCGTCACCAATTGCAGCCAGAGCTGCGGCGCTTAGATGCAACCAGTTATCCGATGCTGTTCCACCAGCAAACGTGCCTGTCCAATAATTGGATCCGGTGCCTGCTGCATTATCAAACAGACCAGTAATCCGTGCTACGGGGAAGTCGAGAGGTACAGTACCCTGATCCCAATCAGAAGAATCCGCTTTGCCTGTCTTACTTGCTTCAAGAGTAATAGTATATGGCTTTGAAAGAGGCTTCAAATCATCACCGAGTTGACAACGGCTTCTTCCCTTAAATGAATTTCTTATGCTCTCTCAAGCGCACATTCTAACTTTTGAACGTTATTAACGTCAACTACTGTCCTGGTAGCGATCACAGAATAGAGTTTTGCCTTGTGCATGATCTGATTACCTGGCTCTATGTTCTCATCCTTGTCGAAGTACGCCATGATGTTAGATGCCGGGAAGTCCTCATCTTCACCATCCCATAGAGAATCAGTCTCAAACCGGATATCTGCCTGAGTGAGTCGTCTTGGTTCAGCCTCTTCTTCACTGATAGAAAAGTTGCTGGGATATTCAATGATTCCAGACCCACCACAACTCATGCAATCAGGATTAGGATTCTTCAAGATCGAGTCTACACAGTCACACCACCTGGAATCAGGAACAGTCACTGGTGCATTCGCTACATGCCTGATCTTGATCACAAAGACATTATCCATCTCAGTTCACTACGTCATGGTTGTGACTATAATCTTTGTGAACATAATCAAGGATTTTGTGAATACGTCATCTCCAGCACCCACATCAGTAAATCCCATCTCCGCGAGTAAGAAGAATACCTCAGTACCACTACTAACATCTGCAAATCTCATAGCCCTGAAGGGAGTGGCGAATATATCAGCTCCACTTCCCACATCTGAGAAGTCCATCATCGCAAGTAATGAAAACACATCAGATCCAGAAGCAGAATCAACGAAGGCCAAGAACCTCAACATCTCGAAGATGTCTGTGCCTGATATCGTATCCTGGAATCCCATCTCTCTGTACGGAGTGACAAAGACCTCTGACCCAAGAACAGTATCAGCAAAGTCCTTCGCTATTCCCTTCCAAGGGACAGTAAACACATCCACCCCTGAACCTGAGTCAGCAAACTCGACAAAGAGAAATACAGTGAATACATCAGCACCACTACCAGCATCCGCGAAGCCCATTGCCCTGAACGGGGTAGCAAACACATCAGTTCCTAAACCAGTGTCCATGATTGCCATTGCCTTGTATGGAATAGAGAAGATGTCAACCCCACCACCAACATCTGTGACGTACATTGGTCTCGTGAGAGTGAT